TCACCGGCCGGTGCCGGTCGGGACGCGCTCGTTACGCTTGATCGAGCGAAGATGGGCACCGTCTTCATTACGCCGGAAGTACGACGTCCGGAACTGAAAGAATGGCTGCTCGACGAGCTTGAATGTAAACCATGAAAGAAGCACGGCCAGCGGAAGCATCACCCCAATGACGATGCCGTATGCAAAATTAACGCGGGGATCGCGGACTAAATACTGCCAGTCGACCAACGGTTTGATCTGATTCGCGATCGGTAGAATTACGAACAGATGCACGAGATACAGCGAATAGCTTGCGGCGCCTAACTGCGCGAGTGACCGACCAACGAAGCCCTTGGTCAAAATATTCGTGCTGAGCGCGCCAGCGATAATCGCCATCCACAGCACTCCTTCCACCGTCGAGAACCAGACGTGCGCGCCGAATTCAGTCTGCAGAGTGTGCTGATACGAATAGAGCTCGGCTATCGCCACGACAGCGCCGGCGGATGCGATCCAAAGCAAGGGCCGCAACTTCGAAGAAAACAAATGCCGGTTGTACGAGAATCCGAGAAGCATCCCGAACGCGAATTGATCGATGCGGTACGGAAGCGTCAGATATGACATCTGCGAAGCGTAGTCCGCACTGGCAAAGAATGCCGACGTGCGCAGCGCGACAAGCAGTGCGATCAGGCCGACCAGGTACACCGGCTTGGCCTTAGCGAATTTGTACAGAAACGGGAAGATCAGATAAAACTGAAACTCGACCGCGATCGTCCACGTGATGGACCAGAGCATCGGGTATCCGTCCTTCAGTGCCGCGCCGCTGTTCATCATCAACATCAGCGGGTACAGCATATCGATCGGCGTCATGTGGCTTCGCTGAGCCGCGAACGATATCGCCAGCATGAAGATCAGTAGCGGGAAAATCCGGACCGCGCGGTTATAGATGAATTTGCGGTAATCAATGCTATCCGCACGGCTCACTTCCGCAAGGTGCGTGAAAATGAAACCGCTGAGCACGAAGAACAGCGCAACACCGGCGTCGCCGGAGCGAAACCTCAGCTGAAATAGTCCGTCAACCGGCATATTTCGATAGAAGCAGTCCCACGCATGGGAAAAAACTACCATCGCTGCGGCGACGAATCGCAGTTGATCGAGTCTCGGAAGATATAGTTTCGAATTTTGTGGTCGCATTATTCACCGCCAGTGTGCTTGGCGGGGAATATACACCTGTCTGCAAGAATCGTCAGTTCGAATATTCCTCGACCTGAATGTAGGTTCCCCCTCCTGCCGTGCCGGCTGCAGCGGGCTGGCTGGCGGCGTTGTTCGCCCCGGTTCCTCCGGCACCGTACCCGGTCGGACCGATGCCCGAACCGTTCCCGAGATAACCGTTCCGCGCAATGCCGACCGGCGACGAGCCTCCCGCACCGCCGATCGAAATGGCGCCGGGCACGATCACGGCCCCGGCGGTACTCGCCTGCCCGGGTACCGAAAGCAGCACCGTCGCACCAGTCACGGTGCATGCGGACGCCTGTGCGGCGGCCGTCGTGAATCCGGTACTGCTGCTCGCGACACCCGCCTGTCCCGGATTGCCGCCCGGGCACGATACGATCGAACCGAACGACGCGGTTGAGCCGGCGCCGCCGTTATTTGCGCCCGCCGCGCCGGCAGCGCCCCACCGGGTGCCGTGATCGTCACCCCGGAGAACCCACTCGTGATCAGCGCCTTCGCGTACGAGCCCGCGCCCCCGCCCGACGCCGCCGCGGATTGCCCGGCCGCCGTCGCCGGAACGGCGCCGCTCCCACCTCCAGGCGCCTGAACCGTGACGATTACCTTCGCGGTGCCGCTCGTCGGCGTGTACGTTCCGTTCGCCGTGAAGACCTGAACATTGAGCAGTCGGCCGACGAATCCGGTGAGGGAGCCGGTCGCGCTGAGGTTGTTGATGACCGGGCCATTGGCAAACACCAACGAGCCAGAGCCAGTTTCGTCAGTAACGACGCCGGCGAGCTGCGCCGACGTTGTTGCCGCGAACTGGTTCAGACCGCTCGACGTCAGCGCGATCGAGCCGGCGCACGTAAAGCCCGCACCCGCCGTCCAGCGCAACGCGTTGTTGGCACCACTGCAGCTGGGCATAGCGAACGCAGTCGGCGCGCCCACCGTTCCTGTTGCGTTGGCGAGCACCGAATTCGCCGCGATGGGCGAAAGGCCGCCAACGCTAACGCTGCCCCACATCGGCGCGGACGACGGCCCGGTCGAAACAATCGCCTGCCCGACCGATGAACCAGCCGCGTTGATCAACGAAGGCGGAACCGTCGTCGCGGCGAACGCGACCGATGCTAGAAATGCGGCGGTCGATGCAACCGCTGTGAGCAACTTTTTCATTGATGGTCCTCGAGTGCGTGTGGTTTAGTCAGCGCGTCGTAGTCGGCTTCGCACTGCTTGCCGGCGATGCCGCGCTCGTCAGCGATCTTTGCCAGCTCCCCCGCTGCTGCATCAGCCCGGCCGAGCACGTCGGCGAGCAGATCGAGGGCGTCGCCGGTTGTCGGGCTTCCGGTCGCAGCGGCGGGATGGCGGGCGCGCTCGATGAGCACGGCGACTTGCTCGCGCAGGCCGTCAGCAGCAGAAGCAGCGGCAGCAGCATCGGCACGCGCCTGATCACGTTCTTTCGCAGCATGGTTCGCGTTCTCCTGTTGCGCCGCGGTGCGGCGTTGGTATTCGTCTCGCTCGGCCTTCAGTTCACGGATCTGCTTTGCCTGATCGGCGACTGTGGCCGATTGGTCAGCGTCGTGATGGCCCTTGAAGTAGCACCCGGCCGCCGTGATCGCGAGCGCGATGATGAAGGCGAGCCAAACGCGAGGGTCGAGGATCGTCATGCGCCGCTCCGCATCATGTTCGCGAGCCGCGTTGCGCGTGCGCCCACCTGCCGAGCCCACAGGCTGTTGAGCATGCCGTCGGCGGCCGCGGCGTAGTCCCCGCGCTTGATCGCGGCCAGCGTGTTGACGAACGTCAGCAGCTTTCCCTGCATGTTGAACGCCATGTTCATCATCACGCGCTGGCGTACAGGATCCAGCGATCGCCACCACGGCAGATTGCGATCGAGCCACGCTTCGGTTTCGGCAATGTCGTTCTGGTACATCAGGTCGATCTCGTTGTCGCGAAAGCCCTTGTCGGTGAGATTGCGGCCGATGCCGCCCGATACCTTCCCGACCGTGTCGATGTAGATCCGGCTGCGGCGCCCTTCATCGAGCGTGAGCTCGGCTTTCAGCTTCGCCGCGTCATAGCCAGCCATGCCGCCCTCCCTTCTTGTGCCAGTAGAAAACGCGCGCGACGATCCACACGCATACGATCGCGAGCCCGACCAGCATCAGCGTCTCGGGCATATCGATCGCCGCGCTCATGCGCATCGGCTTGAACATGTTCACGGCGGACGCGATACCGATGATCGAGAACCCGAGCGTGCCCCACCAGCCCGTGACGAACACATTCGTTACAGCGATCCACATGCAGAACAGCAGCACGACGAGATTCGCGAGAAAGAAGATCGTGACCATCATTGCCCCCCAAGGAAGCGTCGTTTCAGGGCCCCGATGATGTCGGCTGTGTTGATTTCCTTGAACAGCTCTTTTGTGATTGCCAAGCCAAACAGGCCGACCAGAAAGCCGATCGCCTGCTGCGCGCCGCTGTCGGTGATCGCGAACCACGCGACGATCAGCGGGCCGCCGTAATATGCGACCGCGGCGCCCGACAAAAAGGACACCACTTTCTGTTTTCGCGTCAGCCCTTCACCGATGAAGCCGAGCGCAATCAAAGAGCCGATTGCGCCCGGAAGGATCTTCCAAAAAATCGCCCCGAGCGTCGCAGTGCTGGATACCGGTTCGGCCATGCTTGTGCTCCGTTTCGTTAATAGGTCGGCACATCGGCCTTGATACACACCGTCACCGGAATCGAGTTCGGATTGAACACGGTAACGTCCGTCGTGTTCGGCGCACCCGACGTCCACGGCGGCGTAGTAATTGCCGCGCCAGGGTTGATCGGAGCGAGCGAAATCGCCGGCGGGATCGGGAACGGGAATGGGAATGTCCACTTCGCGGAGCCATTCGCCGGCACCGTGATGTTCGTCGTCTGGTGATGCGTGTCGGTCCACGTCGGACCGCCGCTACCGAACGATGCGAATTGCACTCGAGTCGACGGATGGGGCGATTGATAGATCGCATTTGCCGGATTGTTGTAGCTCGAAATCCGAATGTCGTTGGCGCCCTTATCCTGGGTACCAAACGCGATTGCCGCGCCCCCCTGCCCGGTCATTTCCACATCGATTCGGTTGTTGTTCACAGAATCGCCGGGCACTTCGGAAAACACGATACCGATCGACGGCGGGCCACCGGGAATCGGATCGCCGATCAGCCCCATGATCTTGTTGCCCGAACAGTTCGTACCGCCCATGTAGATAGACCGATCGGTATGGTTCGCGTACCAACGCGTGCTGTGGTCGAAAATCCAGCCCGAGGCCTCGAGATTCATGTTCGCGATATAGCCGCCTTCGATCTGCGAGCCGCCGGACACCTGCCCCGACGACCCCGGTCGGCAGTTCAGCGCGTATCGCATATTCAGCGAGCCGGAACGGGTCGACGGATGCAGACCAACGAACATTCCGGACGCGAGCGCGTCGACGTAGACGCCATCGAAGAGCGCCTGGCCCGACTGACTCGCATCAAGAACCGTGACATCGATGAGCTGCGAATCGTGCGGGCCGTTAAACCACATGCCGTGTTTGCCGGTCGTATCGATGCGCAGCCGATTCACGGTCGATTCGTAGAACGGTTGCCGGTAATCGGCGTCCGTGTCGATATATTCGGACCGCCAGCCGTGCTCAGCGACGTTGTAAATCGAGACGTCGCGAATGGTGAACCGGCTGCCCCAAAATACGAGACCGCTGCCGAGCGTGTTGCCGATGCCCTGGTTGTAATTGCCGTCGATACAAAATCCTTCGAAGCGGAATCCGTACGGGAAGTCGGCCTGGCTGTTCGGCGGTGCGCCGGTGCCCCAATTAACCGACGAGTTCAGGCCGTAGAAGAAATCTTTGTTCGAGCCGGGGATTTGTCGAAAAACCGTCGCGTAATCGCCTTCGCCAATGATGTTCGCGAATTTCGAGAAAACGACACGGCTGCACATCCATATGCCGGCCGGGAAATAGAGCCGCTTCGGCGGGTTGAATGTTGCGCAATACGCCAACGCCGCTGCGATCGCAGCCGTGTTGTCGTAGCTGAGGCCGGGACGACCGAAAAACGGTGGGTCGGTAATGGAGACAACGTCGCCGATGCGGCTATACAGCTTCGTGCCCACCGACACCTTTTGATCGGTCACGGTGGAATCCGGCGGCGTATACAGTGAGATCGTCGTGCCGCCGTGGCACCAGATGCGCGAGACCCCGAGCGGGATGGGCGTCGGATCACCCGTGGCGTTCAGGAAAGTCAACGTCGTTCCCGTGATCTGATAGCTGGTCGGGTCTTGGGCGACGCCATCCATTACGACGGTGCCGACATTCGCCTTGGTTCCGTAATTGCGCGAGAGCGTAACGGACGTGGTGGTGCCGGACACATAGTCGACACCATCCGACCACGATTCAATGCGCAAGTCCCCCGCACCGACGCTCGCTGGCATCGGCATCATGGTCTGTGCGCCGCTGTCGTCGAAGCCGAGAAGGTTCAACGCCCGCGCGTTTGCACTCGGCAGCGTACCGTCCCGGTTGTACTCGCCGAGCGGATACCGAATGGCGTTTTTCGATACGGCGTTCAGCTGCTGCGCGATCATCGTCAGCTTGTCGAGCGCCTGCTCTACCGATTTCGAGGGAAACGGCGAATTTTGCTGGTATTGCGTTTCCTGCGTGACCGGAACCTCGCGCCGAATGCGCAACGAAAACCCCCGCGAGATAGTGCCAATCGTGGTTAGCGCACCGCCGCTTTCGTTACCGGCCCCCGAAACGGTGTAGTCCGTCCCATTGATCAAGGTCGTCAGACCGCCGTTGCTGTCGATCTTGTCGGCGACGATCGAATCATCGCTGATGAAATAGAACGGAATCGAAAAGACAGTCGTCGAGCCATCGGTGACGTGGATCACATCTTGCTGAGACGAAGTAACGGTCATGGCGCAGCCCTTTGATAGACTGCGCCATCCTGCGCTGGATTACCCGCAGAATCGTGCGTTATTGACCCCCGAGCGCGGCCGTCAGATTAGGCGCGCGCTGCGGTGAGCCAGTGCCAGGCGACCAGAAATAGTCGTTGTGGTACTGGTTGCGCGAACGGTTGATGTTCCGCTGCGTCACGCCCGGTGACAGGTTCTCGGCGAGGTTATCCCATATCAGACGGTTCCACACCGTTTTCCAGAACCATAGGTTCACGAGGGGCGTGTTGGACTGCGCGACCTTCAGCAAATCAGCGCTGACGTGGGTGTCCTTCCCCTGCGCGGCGTCCTGCGCATTGCTTGAAAACGCACGCACCACCTGATAGATCGTCGACGGAAGCGGACCACCAACCACGCTCCCGAGCAGGGAACCGTAATCAGTGCTTTCGAACGATGCGGTCAGCATGTCGCCAGCGAAGCCGGCGCCACCACCGACCGAGAACGCGCGCGTCCAGAATCCGGCCGCGTGCTTCACGTCGTCGAACATCGGCTCCGGATCTTTGCCGGCGAGCAGGTTTTTCACCTGCGTCGAGATCGCGCCGATCAGCGTCGTGCTGACAACGAGCGCCGCGGCGTAAGCCATCGGATTCGCAAGCGCCGGTGCGCCGTCGACGCGGAAGTCCCCCGAGCGCCGCATATCACCGATACGCCCCCAGTGCCGCGAGATCATCGCGATCGGGAACGACTTGAACTGCATGAACGTCTTTTTCAGCTCGCCCATAGCGGTGCCAGGCGTGGCCGATGCGATCACCTTCGTGCGCAGGTCCGGGTTCAGCACGGCGAACTCCCCTTCCTCACGGATCATCCCGAGTAGCTTCGGCACGACGTTAGCCGCGCGCGCGTCGCCGGTCGCATACAGCGCGTCGGGCGTGAGGTATTCGGCGTCGCCGTACCTGCCCGGGGTGGCCTTGTTCACCACGGCCCAATCGTCCGCCGTAATCCCGGCGCGCGTCAGCGCGCGGCGATCCCATTCGGTAAGGCTGTTCCAGTCGGTGCGGCCGATGCCGGCGAGTCCGCGCATCATGTGCGACTGGAATGCGGTGCGCAACGCGTCCGTCCATCCGGTGACGCCGCCGAACTTCATCGTCGCGGCGGACAGGTTCCGCGCCCACGTCGTGGCGAGGTTGTCGGTGCCCCACCGGTTCAGCCCGTGCTCGAGCGATTCGGCGATCAGCCCTTGCGACGACAGCCACGCCCGGAAGTCTTTCGAGCCCGGCGCCATCAGCCGCGCGGCAGTGCCGAGCGTCTTGAAGAACGGCACCTTGTTGTAGCCGGCCGTGACGAACATCGTGCCGACGTCGCCGAGCGCCGCGAGAATCGTGCCCTGCAGCTTCACCGCGCTGACGGTCGTGCGCAGCGTCTCCATCTTGCGCGCGAGCGCCGGATTGACCGGCGTGTTCGTCGTGCCGGTCACGTAGTTCCAGTACGCACCGATCGACGTCATGCCGCCTTCGAGCGTGCGCATTTCGGTGCCATCATGCACCGCCGTCAGCTGCATCTGCGTCTTCATGTTGCGCGTCGGGTTCGGCCCGTAACGCTCGACGAGCGCGATATTCTTCGCCATCCCGCCGACGTGATCGACCAGCGCATTCAGCAGCGAGCCCTCGCCATACTGGCGGTTGTACTGGATGTGCGCGTCAGCATCGCGGAAGTGCAACACGCGATGTGCGGACCCAGCGTTCGCGCGTGCGGCGCTACCGGTCGTTTCGCCCGGGACGATCTTGTTCACGCCACCATACGCTATCGTGTCCCACACGCCTTGCTTGCGCGGCGCGATGTTGCCGCGCGCGGCCGCATTCGCGCGCTCCCACGGCTCGCGGTCCTCGCCGACGAGCATCTTGCGCAGGTCCGCGTCGTTCAGCGGATTCCCGGCGTCGTCGAGGTACTGCGAACGATCGAGCAGCGGCATGACGGCGTCAGCCCACGCGTGCCGCGCCGCGTCCGATCCGTTGCCGAGCACCTTGCTCTGCGAATGTCGGATCGGCACGTAGCCGTAGTCGAGCTCACCGACGTTGCCGCCGGCGCGGTTGAACCGCTCGCGCATCGCCGCGGTCGTCTTGCTGATCTGCTCGGCGGCCGCCTTCGCGACCTCGTTTCCGGTCGAGCCGTCCGCGCCATGGTACACCTCGCGGATGATGTCGCGCTCCATCGCTGGATTGTCGACGTCGAACGCGCGCGCGAGAAAGTTTTGCCCGGCCTTCATCGCATCGATCGCGCCCATCGTCTGGCGCATATAGTCGGACTTGATCGCGCCAGCGAGCACGTACGTCTGCTCGATGTCCTGCTTCACGATCGTCTCCCGTGCACGCTTGCGGTGAGCGTTTTCGGGATCGGCGTAAAGCGCTTCCTGAATCCGATCGGTCGTCTCGATCTGCTTGGCGATCTGCAGCTGTTTCCGCGCGCGATCGAGGTCGGCTTCGTGCTCGAGCTGCTTGCGCGCCCATTCGGCGCCCGCCGCGACACGGTCGGCCTGAGACATCGCAGACCATCCAACCGGATCCTGCCGCGCGGTCGCGCGCATGCCGGCGCGCACGCGGTTCTCGATTCCGTCGATCTCGGCCTGCGTGAGTTTCCGGCCGGCGGCCGCTTCGACCGCGTTGACGCACTTCTGGTGCATTTAGCCCCCCAGGCTGATGAAGCAGTTCGCGGCGACCTCGAACAGGCCTGCGTCCTGCGTGTTCATGGCGTGCTCGTCGTCGATCTGCTGCAGCAGCTCAGCAACGGTGCCCGTGCGTTCGCCGACAGGCGTGTCGATCGTGACCTGCATATCCGGCCGCAGCGCCGCTGTTTCGCGCAGGTTCGCGTCGATCGCGCGCGCACTCGGCGCACCGGCCGCCGGCGCCGTCGTTGCGGCCGGCAGCGCGCCAGCGGGAATCATGTCGGCTGCCTGCAATACCGGTTCCTGCGGCTCGCGATACGTGATCGGCTCGCGCCGCGTCTGCGCGCGCACGACGTCCTCGACGAAGCGCGACAGCGGCGTGCGGCGCGTAGCCGGCGCGTCGATGCCGGCGCGCGCACTGCGTAGATCCGCCAGCTGCGCGTCGAGCGCACCGAGCTGCTGGTGCGCCTGCTGCGCGCGGGCGTTTTCCTCGATCGCGCCGCGCAGCCGTTGAACCTGCGCCTCGTGGTCGGCGATCGCCGCATCGATCTGCTTTTGCGCCTTCGCGGCCGCCGCCTTGTACTTCATGCCCTGATCCTGCAGCTGGCGCGTCAGCTCCTTCACGCCGGCCGGAGAATCGTCGGGTCGCGCGGCAATGAGCTGGTCGAGTTCAGCGCGCATCTGCGCGACCGCGCCCGGATCCGCGAGGTTGGACGCCTGCTGCGCAACGTCGGCGCGCTGCGCTTCCGCCTCGGCGATCAGGGAATCGAGCGCGGTTGCACGCGCCGAATCGTCGCCCGTCACGAACCGTGCGACGTCGGGAAACTGGCCGGCGTCCATCTGCCGAGCGGCGAGCTCGAACGCATCCTGATGTGCGGCCATCGCCGCGACGTCGTCCGGCGTGCCGAAGACGTACGCATCGTCGACGATCCGCTGACCGCGTGCGAGCAGCGCCGCGTCGACCTGTTCGGGCGTCACGCGGAACGTCGCCGAGTCGATGCTGCGCGTCGCGAGGTAGCTGTTCACTCGGTCGAGATACGCAGCCGTCTCGGCCGCTGGCGGCCGCTCGCCGCGCAGCACCGCCGCGGCCTGCCGCGGACCGCCGTTGTAGTCAGCGATCATCGCCTGCAGGTTGCCGCCGTACTGCTTCTGCGTGTCGGCCAGATACTTCGCCATACCGTCGAGCGCCTGCACTGGGTCCGTCGGATCCGTCACGCCGTACTTCCGCAGGTTCTCGGGCATCATCTGCGACACGCCAGCCGCACCCTTCCGCGACACCTGCCCCGAATTCGATTTCTCACCGGCGTTCTTCAGCGCGAGCATGAGCTCCGGAGGAACGCCGGCCGCCTGCGCCGCCTGCACGGCGTATGCATCCAGCTCGGGCGCGTTGTACGGCAGCGCGCGGCGCGCATCAAGCGAGAGCGATTGCAGCGATGCGGTCGGCGCGGTCGCGGTCTGCCGCGCAGTGCGCGCCGTCGCTACGGTGTGTGCACCGGCGAACACGCCAGCCATGAGCGTTGATGCGGCAATGTTCACCGGATCGAGCGGGTCGATCTGGTCGGCTAGATGGTCATAGTCGGCGTTCCGCAGGATCGCTTTCTCGATCGACGCCTGCGCGATCGCGGCACCCGGGCCGCCCGCCGCGACGAGGCCTACCGTGCGCGGCAGCGTCGAACCAGCCACCGGCAGCACAGCGCCGGCGGCGGTGAGCGCACCCTCGACTGCGCCCACGGCCGTGCGCGTACCGACATCGACGCCCTGCCGCTTCAGGTCTTCGGCGCGCGACATGCCGATCGACGTGCCGCCGACCGCCGCGCCAGTGAGCGGACCGCCGAGCACCGCGGCGGGCACGATCTGCGTGAGCCCCGACACGACGCCTTGCACGGTTTGATCGATCGCCGTCGTGCGCGTCGGGTCCGGCTTGAACGTGTCCGACAGGTCGTACGCGCGCGTGCCGAGCGGCGACTCGAACAGGTGCCCGGCGTGCTGCTTTGCGATTGCCGCGTTCACCTGCTTGTCGGCGTCAGCCTGCGCCTGCGAGTTGAGCGTCAGCGTGTCCGGATCGACGTAGATCTCGCTCAGGCCGGCCGCCAGATCGGACGCCGCGCCGAACAGCGCCGTCCCGCCTTGTGCGACGCCGCGGCCGACCGCGCGCGCGATAGACGTGATCGACGTCGACGGGTACGTCGGTGCTTCCGGCACATCGATCTGGTTCTGCCCGCGCAGAAAGCTGGCGGTCTGGTCGGCGTACAGCGAATCGACCGGCATTACATACCTCCCGGGAACGGCATTGCCGTCGGTTGTGCAGCGGCCGCCGGCGCGGCGCTAGCCGGAGCGCTCTTCGTCGGGAAGGTCAGATGCACGGTGATCGGCGTGCCGGACTTGTCCGTGACGAACTTCGATCCGGTCTTCACCGCATACGTGCCGCGCACGCCGACGCGCACGAGGCGGTAACTCGCGAACTGCTTCACGAAATCTGCGACCGGGATCTCGTGCCCGTTCGCGACCACTGTGTCGACGCCCGGGTTCTCGATGTTCGCGGCCGTCACCGACTTCACGGCGCTCTGGAAATCTTCCTCGCGCCAACCGTACGGCATCGCAACGATGTTCGGCTTTCCGTTGATCTGCAGGCCGCCCGTCGTCGAGATGCCGCCCGTCGCACCGCTGATCGCGTTCTGCACGTCGGTGCTGCTCGGCTGCGTGCGGCCACCACGCGCTGCGCTGCCCGCGGCGATGAAGTACGCGGCTTCCTTCGCGTCTTCGGCTTGCTCGGTCGGCAGCGAATCGCCGATCGCGTTCGCAATCGTCGCGCGCATGCCCGTACCGGCGACGTCGTCGATTTTGACCGTCTTGTCCTTCAACGCCTGCGCACCCGCGAGGATGAACGTGCTGAGCGGCGCGCCGCTCGTTGTCATCAGCGGCCGCCCGCCGGCATCCGCGGCGCCGGCTTTCAGCGCGAGCGCCATCGCGGGGCTCTTTTCCTTCCACTGAGCGGCAAGATCCGCGATGCGGCCGGCGTTGCCGAACGCCTGCCCGATCTGGTTCAGCGCTTGCGCCTTCGTGTCGATCGGCAGCGCGTCGACGGCGTTCAATACCGTCTGCGCCTCGTCGGGCGTCAGTAGCGACACGCGGCGGCCAGCGGCCTGCTCGACGGCTCCAGCCGCCTGCGCGCGCGATGCGAGCGACGTGACGAGGCCTGGCACGCTCGTGGTGTCAACCTGCGGCACGCCCTGCAGCACGCCGCGGTCGAGCGCCGCATTCCACGGGTCGGCCTTGTACGCCGCGACGCTAGCAGTGTGGATCTGCTCGAGCTGCTTCACGGTCGCGGCCTGATCAGGATCCGTGCCGCGCGTCGCCGCTTCGGTTTGGTACTGCTGCAACGTCGCGGCCTGCTGCGCGAGCGATGCGCTCGCGAACCCGGCGCGCTGGCTCGCCATGCCAATCAGCTCGCGCACAGCGTCGGCGACGCTCGTGCCTTGCGTCGACGTGAGCAGCTGATTCGTGAATTCCGGGCTCAGCTGCTTGCCTTCATTCACGAGCGTGAGCGCCTGATTGTGCAGGTCGACAGCTGCGTTCTCGCGCTGCAGCGCCTCGCGCTCAGCGGCGTTCTGCCGCTGAGCGACGAGCGTCCGCGCATGCCCCTGCAGCGCCACGAGCTTCGCCGGTGGCAGATCACCGACCCACTCGTAACCGGCCGGCAGCGGCTGATCAGGCTTCTGCGTCATGACGCCGAGCGCTGCGGCTGGATCGTTCGACACCATGCGCATGCCAGCCGCCGTCGACGCGACGTCCTTGAAGTTCTCGACGAGCTTCGCCTTCGTCTGAGGATCGATCTGCGCGGCGTCGATCAGCGCGAGTTGCGACGCGCGAGTGGCCCCGTACAGGTTCGGATCCATCGCGATCGCGCGCGCGGCCGCGTCATTGCCTTGCTGGTACTGGCTGACGTTGTACGACCGATGCTGCTCGGCCTGCCACGCAATCGCCTGACCGGCCAGAGATGTGCGCAGGTCGTTGAGCTGCAGCGTGTAGAAGCGCTTCGCCGGGCCGTCAGCCATCTGCTGCAGCTGCTGCTGCGCGTAATCGTCGAACCCCTTGATCAGGTTCGGCGTGAAGTCGGGCGCGCCCGGCGCGGCGTTGTCCTTCGCCGTCTGCATGTTCTGCAGCCACGTGACCCGGTCGTTCCCGAGCTGGCGCGCGACGGCGGCCTGCTCGTCCTGCATCTGCTGTTTGCGCAGCACATCGCCAACCGCGGCCGCGCCGGCGCCAGCGGCTTCCAAGCCGCGGCCGATACCGCCCATGTCCGGCGTGCCAAGCGGCATGCGCGCCATCGGCACATCGAGGCCCGGGGTGATCTGCTGCTCGTAGACGGGAATTTTGATTCCAGGCATATCAGTCCTATCGCATCGAGAAGCCGTACGTGTTCGAGCCGACGCCCCACGACGACCCGCCTGTCATCGACGACATGCTACCCATCGACGACAGACCGCCGAACGAGCTCGTGCTCGCTCCGGACGCCCCGCCCATCGAACCGCCGTAGCTGCTGTACGAGCTGAGTGCTTGACCGGCCAAGCTGAGATAGGCCCCGATTTTTGCCCCGCGCGCAGCCTTCCGCGCGGCATCCGCCTGGTACTGGTCGATCGCGGCCTGCTGCTCGTACTGACTACCTTGCAGGATGCCTTGATACCGCGTCTGCAACGCATCCAGCTCCGCATTGCGCACGCTCTGCAGCTGCGTATCGAGCGCCGAACCCGCGTTCGGATTGAACCCGGATTCGGCCACGGCAGCGCGCTGCGCGCCTAGCTGTTGTGCCGCACGATCGCGCACGGCCTGCTCTCGCTGCACGCCCAGCGTGTATGCGGTCGCGGCTTGGTTCCGCGAAACGTCGGCGTTGTATTGCGCGGCATTGGCCGCGGCCTCTTGCTGCCCGGCCTGCGCCAATCCGGACGACAACTTGCCGGCGCCTTGGAGCACCGCGCCTGCTACAGCGGCGAACATAGCCATTACTTCACCCTCGCAAAAAGAATCACATCGCGCCCGTCGACCGTGAACTTCCGCCGTACGCCCTCGTTCACGAATCCGAGATGCTCGGCCCACGCAATTCCGGCAGCGTGCGACGCATCAACGTCCATTTCGATGCGTCGCCACGGTGCGTCATCGAGCACCGAGCGCACCATCCGATGCGCCGGGCGGAAGCGCAGCAGCAATGCCGACGAGATCAACGTCCACGCCTGCGCGCGGTTCTCCCATATTTCGACGATGCCGCCACAACCGAGCGTCACGCCGTCTTCGACGATTGCCCATCCCACCGACGAGATCGAGCAAAGATGCTCTGCATACTCCCGCGTGAGCACGCCAGCCGTGCGCGCCTGCGCGGGCTGCAGGTCGACCGAGAGGATGTGCTCCGGCGTCAGGCGCTCAGCGATCATCCTGCGTCTCCAGAACCGGGAAAAATCCCAGCAGCGTTACCGGCAACGGCTGGTCGTTCTGATAGCAAACCCACGACTGCCCCTCATAGCCGCCGCGCCAGTCTGATTCCATATCGCCATCGAACAGCGGCACCGCGCGGTCCATCGAATTCGACGGCCTACGAAAATTCAGCGGTTCGAGATCGCTGTCGTCGAAGGTCGGGCCGACGGCGCCGCCGAGGCTCCGCGAGAAGCGCGTCACGACGTTCGACACGCGCTTTGTCTTTCCTTGCGCTGTCCCGTTTGCGGCGCCGGCGTTGAGCTGCATGGTCTGGATACGGCATTTCGTCGGAACTCCGATGTGTACGATCGACGCAGGCCAATCGAGCGTGATCGTGCCAGCGGTAACTGTCCTCGACGGGTGAACAGCGCCGTCAGTCAACACGGCGACCGTTACCCCTTCGAGGTGGCCGAGGTTGCTGATCGTCGTCGCCGGCGCGCCGCTATAGGTGATGCCTGCGTCGACATAGAACGCCGCCGACTGCGGCTCGTCGTCTTGCAGGCTCTGGTTCAGGTACTCGACGTAGCGCACGCTCTGCCCGTTGATCTGGCGCCGCACAATCATCCACAGATCATCGGATGCGCCGTCGGGAGCGGGCATGGACGCGACACATTCGACGAAACCGTTCACATCTGGATGCCGATGCCAGCCGTACACATCGCTGCGCCCTGCCTCTTCGTCGTACGTACAGCCGATCAGCTGACCGTCAGCGCGCGCGGCCCACACGATCGAGTGCGGCTCCTGCTGGTAGCAGAGCGACATGATCCCGCTGTTCGTGCCGCTACGTCCGCGCGTGACGTGATCGGCAATTTTCGTGACGTCCGTCGAGACATAGTTGTCAGACGAGAAGTCGTATTTGAAGTCGCGCAGTTTCCGGCCGGCCTTCTGCACGAACAGGATCGTGCCCCCGACTTCTACCGGTTGGAGCCGCTTTGACCCATATGATGTGCGCCGGCGCGCGCTCATGTTCGTCGCGCTCAGCGCAAGCGATGCGTTTGACTTCCCGATTACCCATTCGTCGCCAGTCATCCCGACGAGCAGACTGTCGGATTCGACCATCCACGCCAGTTTGTTCAGTCGGCGCGCGTTGAGCTGCTGAACGATCGCGGAATCGTCTGTCTGCTGGTCAGCATCTTTCGTCTTGAAGTTCTCGAAATCGGCGGATACCGACATCGCGATCCATCGGTCGCGCATGACGCACAATCGGTTGCTCCAAAACGTTCCCATCTGTGGGAAGCCGTCCGTCGAATTGAACAACGATCGCGCCCACTTGTACGTGCCGCTGTCCACGACCGGTTTGGGAATCATGCAGGGATCGTTCGGGTTGTTCGTCGTAACCGTCGCAGATACCTGACGCGCGTTCACAAAACCGGTGATCAACACCGTGGCGTAGCCGGAGTGCTGGTATTCCCACTCCACGCCGATCGATCCATACGTGTCGCCATCAGGATCACGGCCGTCGCCATCCCAGCGCCGACCCTCGGTGTGAATCGGCGTCTCTTGCCCCGTCACCTGCGGAGCGTTCAGCCCGATTTGCGTGCAGCGGTATGTCCGATCACCAACACGACGGATATCGTTGACATGCGATTCGGCGTGCACCGCCCACGGCACGATGCCGGTGGGCTGTTCCTGCTCGACGTAAAACAGCGTTCCCACGTCAGAAGCGCGGAACACGTCGGCGTTCGCGGTAAGCGTCACGTCGCCGCTCTGCCCGCTCGCCTGCACGCGAATGCTGTTGTTGTCGTTCACCGTCGCGAATGGACCGCCGACGAACGTAACGGGCTGAAGCTCGAACGTCGTCGCCGAAGTACGCGACAGCTTCTGCGTCGGGTATGCACCGTGAAACAGATACATGGTGTCTGCGCTCTGCGTCGCGCGGATCGCGAATGTGCCGTCCTCGGTCACGAGATCAGCCAGCGCGTACGGCGTGGCAATTTCCACCGGCGCGCTGTCGTTCACGAGCTGACCGCGGTTCACATAGAACCGGATGTACTGATCGCCGAATTCGAGCATGTACGCGATGCCATCCGACACGATGAACGGAAGCAACCACGCCTGTTTGCCGGAATCCTTGATCGCGGAGACGTAGCGCTTGCCGCCGCGGCGCACTGCCGGGCCCTGTACTGTCGCGATGAAGTTCTCGAGCAGCAGGCATCCGTTCGCGTACTTCGCGAGATCGACGCGCGCACCGAGCAGCGGCGAAAGCTCGCCGGCGTCAAACGATACCTGCTGCGCTGCTGCCTTCGGCATGCGCCCTCCTACTGGCGGATGATCGGGGTTTCAGCGAGATACGGCACACCGTTGCGCGATTCGAGCCACGTGTCGTCAGCGATCGGCTGCGACGGCCGCTCTATCGCGTTGACGCGGATCGCCTGTGCGATCGCGCGATCGTGTTCAGCCCACGCGGCTTGACGCTTCGTCGAGCTCTGTGTCAGCGATTCGCACGCTTCGGCCGCCAGCCGGCAGGCGAACACCTCGCGAAACAGCGGGTCCATCGCGTTCGGGTCGGTGATCCGCTTCGTGTAGCGGACGTACAGCGGGGCCGGCAAGTCCGTGAGGATGTTGCCGTTCTCGATGCTGAACAGCCCGCGCGTGTCGGTGCGCGGGTAGACGAGGAACTGACCGATCTGGATCAGGCGAATGAAGTCGGTCGGCAACCGATACTGGTAGCCGAACCCAAACAGCGGCGCGTCGGCCAGCGCCGCGAGCTGCGTGCGCGTCTTCGCGAACGACCAAACGTGCTCGCGCAGGCACGCGTCGAGCACGTCGTCGTACATTGAGTTGAGCGCGGCCGCGGGCTTCGAATCCTCGTCGAGCGACGTGATGCGCTTCTCGCCGAGCTTCGTCAGCGCGCGGTTGCAGATGCCGACTTGCGACGCCATTCGTCAATCCGTCACTGCAGATCGGCGCCGTCCAGCTCGTCGGACGAGCCGGAACCATTCTTCGGATCCGTGCTCGACGTGCTGTCGCCGCGACCACGGGCTTTTGGGCCCGTCGGATCCTCGCCTTCGGCGGCCACCACCCAGCTGATCGGCTTGCCATCCTTGCCGATAACCTCGCCCTTTTTCACGCTCACGCCCGGCATATCGAATACGTCGTTCACGTATTTGCGACTGCCGCCGAAGAAGCCCTGCTTGATTGCTTTTACCTGCATGCTGCTCCCCTTGTAATTGGACGGGCGGCGGCTGCCGCCCATCGATCACCCGACACCGCTTACGCGATGCCGTCCGGGTACGCCTGCCACGATGCCGGCTCCTGATCGGTCAGGAACGCGTTCAGCGTGACGCTCGGGGTCGTACCGCCAAGGGTGTAGTTCAGGCGCAGGTAGCGCTCATTGGCGAACGGCATGCCGATGACGAAGCGCGCACCGGCCGTCATCGCCGCAGCTGCCGGCGCGACCGTGGCGATCGTTGTCGGCGAGCTGAAAGCAGCGTTGTCGTCGGTTTGCAGCGCGATCGAATACGTTTCGTCGCCGGTCGTGTTGTCAGCAGCGACCTGCACTGCGATGACGACCCACAGCGGCTGACCGGGACCGATGTCACGATCGCTGCCGAGATCGAGAGCGTTCGTCGATGCGCCAGACGCAGTGAGCGCCTGCGCACGCGAGAATTCGAGAAGCGAGTCGATAATCATTGCGATGTCCTTTCGAGTTGGTTCGGAGGGGTTGAACGGCGCCGAAGCGCCGCTCCGCCGCGTTAAACCACGCGAGCTTCCGTGTTCAGGAGCGCATCGGTGCGCTGCACGGGAATACCGTCGAAGGTCATCACGCGCTGGCCAGCCACCGTCTCCCACGTCAGGTTGTTCGCGATCTTGTCGACGATGCCGAGACGCAGCTTTTCACGCAGGTTCCGGTTCATGTACCAGACTGCGCGACCCATGCCGAGTTGCGGAATGCGTTCGGCCGCCATGATCATGTAGCGGATCAGTGCCTGCGCATTGGCGGACGTCGTGAGATCCGACACATCGATGTTCGCAACGCGCGCGACATAACGCCAGTCGCGCACCGTCAGACCGATATCCCACCGATAGTGCGTGCGGTAGCCTTCCATCCGGCCACCGTTGCCGTCCGCGTTTTCGATCGTCACCTGCCCCTTGTCCTCGATCGAAAGCCCGACTTTCGAGCCCTTCGGGTAGATCGAATGGCAGGTGTTCGGCCCCCATACAATGAGCCACGCCGACGTGTTGTCGGTACCGGTGCCGCCGGCGTCGACGATGTTGTCTTTGTTCTCGGCGGTCAGCGAGTTGTAGCGCGGCGAAAGGCCCGTGAACTCGGCTGGAGCGCTGCCCTCGTTGCCGTAGAACAGGGTCTGCGCGACTTCCTGGTTCATGCCTTCGATCTGCGCGCGGTCTTCCGACAACCGGAACGCCGCGGTGTTGCCGTTCAGGTCGGCCAATGCCTTGTCGACTTCGGCGTACGCTTCGAGCATGCCGCAATTGTCGGTGACCTGCGCGGTCGTGCTCTTGTTCGGCTGCACGCCACCGTACAGCTTGCGCCACGTCGGCGTCGGAATACCGGTGCGAATCGACGTGCGGTGCCCGGTCGGCAGGTTGCCTTCGATGGACGTCATGTCCTGCAGCATCGGGTTCGTCTGGTTCAGGATCTCGACGATGAGATCGATCTTCCCGTTCGGGTCGAGACGCTTGGCGACGTCCGCCATCGTCGGATTGTTCGTGCTCAGAGTAGCCATGTAAGCTCCTTACGATTTGTCGTACAGCTTTGCAGCGCGCGCATCCTCATCGGTGAGTGCCGCGCCGCTACCACCAGCACCACCCGGATTCAAAACCCCTTCGCTCAGCGAGGCGCCGATCTGCGAGAAAACCTTGATCGCCTGCGCGTCGCCCATCTGCCCGGCGAGCTTGTCGATCACCTCGACCGGCACGCCGAACTTGCGCATCGCCTGTCGGCCGAGCTCCAGGTTTTTGTCGTAGCTGTCGCCCCATTCGGTCTTCAGCGCCGTCAATTCCGCTTCGCCCTTGGCGATGCGCGCGGTTTCTGCGGCGCTGTTCTGCTGTTCCACGTACCCGTTCCACTTCGCGGCGAGCGCCTTCGCGGTTTCCGCCGGCACGCCTTCTTCGTGGAACCAAGCCGCCGCGGTCTTCGCGAAGTCGGTGTCGCCGAGCTGGTAGTCCTCGACCTTCGCCGGCACCGCGTGCTTCGTTTCGAGCTCTCGCATCGCCTTCACCGCTTCGCCAACGTCTTTGAAGCCCTTCGACTCGACGAACTGGCGCAGATCGGCGTCGGCGATAGATTGCAGCCACGACGGCGCAGAATCGTGCGTACCTGCGGCCGCGCCGTCGGTCTGCGTCGTGGTGGTTGCAGTTGCGTCGCCTGCGGCCGGCGCGCCTGCTGCTGCGGCGCCGCCAGCCGGCTCGCCGGTCGCGGTGGTTTCGCCTTCGAGCAGCTGGAATTTGCGGTGGAACATGGAACCTCCTGTCAGGTAGTCGGGGTGTTGGCGTAGAACTTCGTGGCGCGCTGCTCGGGCGATTGCGTTTCGGGCGCGAGCGCCATGTCGGTGATCTGCAGCGACAGGCTCGTGTCCGTGCCTTGCTGGTTCTGGTACTGGCTCTTGCTGCACACCTCGACACGCGCCATCAACGTCATGGGCGTGCCGACGTCCGGCAGTGACGACAGCCCGAGCTTCGCGAGCGCTTCATCGTCGAGGCAGATCGACAGGCCGTACGGATATGCCGGCTGGTCGCCGGTGTCGGGCGCGGTCTGTGCGATACCCGATTCGGACTTCGCCTCGGCGGGCGTGAGCTTCATCGATACGAGATTCATTCGTCGGCCTCGTCCTTCAGGGAATTGAGTTGCGCGTCGTCCATTTCGAGGATCTGGATCAGGCGCACGAACACCTCGCGCCGGCCCTCGGCAACCATCGTCGCGAGCGGGTCGATCGTTCGTTGCACGGGGGACGTGATCACGGTCGACTGGTTGGCGCGGCAGAACTGCGCGAGATCGGCGAGCACGGCCTCACCAGCCGGCGTGAGCTTCCCGCGCTCGTCGCAGAAACACCGCCGGTACTGCTCGCGGCGGTTCCAGAATCGGAGAAAGCGGCTCATCGTCTGGCGCATCACACCCTCGCCGTCTGCGCATTCACCTGCGCATCGCTGAGATCCTTGATCGCGCCTGCGGCCACCGGAGCGGCTTCGAGCACCTGCTGCATCTGCGCGGCCTGCGCTTCCGCCGCAGCGCTCGCCTGCAGTTCCTCGTCGGTGTTCAGCGCTTCGACCGGCACGCCACCGAAGTCGGCGAGCAACTTGCCGATGCGATGGCCGTTGACGAGCTTTGCTGCGTTCGGGTCGAACTGGGCGACGACGCCGAGTTGCTGCAGCCACTGAAGAATCGCGGCGCCTTCGCCCGCGCGCATCGCCTTGTTCAGCGGGCTGTCGTACTCGACGTCGACGTCCGCGCCTGCATCGATCAGCTCCTGCGGCATCGGCGGGAACTGCCCTGCTTCGGCGAGAATGTCCACCTCGCGCTGGATCAGCGGACCGAGCAGTTCGGCCTGCGTGCGGCCGAGAGTCGGCGCGAGTAGCACGCCCTTTTCCTGCGCGCGCTGCAGCACTTCGGTTGCGGTCATGTCGCCGCTGTCGACGAGGATCTGAAACAGCGTGACGTAGAACCACTGGTTGATCGTCTGCCGCGTGTCCTGCGAGAACTCGATGCCGATCTGCGCCTGCTTGCCCGTGAGCAGCGGCTTGACCATCTCGTTGCCGCGTTCGTCGAGTCCGCCCCAGTTCAGCGAGCCGGAGCGCAGGTCGAACCCTTCGAGCACGCCGTCTTCGCTCGCCAGCAGCGGCGGGTCGACCATCTTCTGCGCACCGCGGATGTTGGTTTTCGCCATGTCGTTCGCCATGCGGATATCCGGCATGGCGTCGTACGCGGGGCTTCCGCCGTACACGTCGTCGGTCCCGACGTAGAACCGCCCGATCGCGAAGGGGAACGTGCGAAAACCGCTGTTCTGGATGATTCGATCACGGCCCTCGTCGAGCCAGTACGAGCCGAAGCGCATGTTGCGGCCGTCGAGCTTGCGCGGGTCGCGATCCGCGCGCGGCTCGACGACGTGATAGAACGTGTGAGTTTTCTCCGGATCGCGCTCGAGTGCGGTCTGCATCGACGGCGACAGGTTCTCGCGGCCGAAGCGCTGCGCCGCCTGGCGCAACGTGAGCCGCCACAGCACGTGCGTCTTGTCGATCAGCCCCGCGTTGTTCTCGGCGAACCAGAGCCGCTGCATCGGCACATTGCGGTACACGATGCCGTGGCCGACGTCGTGCTCGATCATCAGCGCGCCGGGCCCGAACAGGCCGATGCTCTGATACGTGGCGCCCATCTGCGTCGTGAACCCGCCTTGCCACCGATAGCGCACTGCGAACAGCGCGCGCACGACGGCCTGCAGGTACGCCTTCACGGACGGCACTTCGTTCAGCGCGTCGTTGCTGGTCTTCAGCCGGTGCCAAACCTGCGTTGCCGGCGTGATCATCGAATCCATCGCGGCGACGAAGTTGCGCAGCGCGAGGGGTGCGGTCGAGTCGAACATCCGCTGCGAGCGCTCGCGGCCCTTCTCGCTGTCCGGGCGAGGCATCTGCCCGAACTTGTCGAGGCGCGGCATCATGAAGTCGATGACGTCGTTCCACACGGCCTCGTACGACTGCCGCTTTTCCTTCATGCGGCCGTGGTCGGCGTTCAGTGCCTCGAGCAGCTTCGCGTCGTCGTTCGTCATTGCCCGAGAAGCTGCTTGCCGGCAGCACTGGCCGCGGGCGCGTTGACGGACGACGACGCGACCGACGTCGAATCGCCGGCAAGGATGGTCGCGGCGGTTCCGCGGCGCTTGCGCAGGCGTGCTGCGGCGTCGTTCTCAGCTGTCGTCGTGTCGGTCGTCGGCTGCGCGGTATCGGGAACCGTCGGCGCAGCCGGGATGTCAGGGGCGAGCCCGAGGAATTTCATGCGCCTCTCCGGAGAATTCCCGAAGAGGCTAGGCGTGAGCGCACGCAGAATCGTGCGTTTTTCAGTCCGTCGTCGCGCGCGTCGGCCGCTTGCCGCCCGTACGCTTCACGCGTACAAGGTGCTTGTGCTCGCCCGCCCCGACGAGCAGGTATTGCGCGGCCTCGGCCACGTGCGAGTACATGTTCTTGTCCGCCTTATCCGCGTACCGCTCGCCGCTCACGGCCATGCGGCGGAAGCAGTAGCCACCGGACAGCGCCTTGCGCAGTGTGCGGCAGTCGGGGTGCACGAGCAGACCCGGCTCGCCGTCGATGATCCGCGTCAGCGCCTCGTCGACCGCGCCGTAGCGCAACGAGGTGTCGTTCGTCGGCGCCGGGCGCGCCTCGAATCCGGCCGCACGCAGAATGCGGAACGGCGTGTCCTCGTCGTCGGCCTGCGAGCGCTGGTCGCCGGCCGGATCGCCGTAGATGCCGCCGATCTCGAAGCCGGGGTAGATCTCGGCGAGGTGGCGTTTCAGCTCGATCCCGAACTTCCGCGCGCCCATGCTCGTCGCGACGACTTCCGAACGGATGCGCCAGCCGCCCATCGGCTTGCGCTGACCGATCACGGCCGCGGGCGTCAGGCCGAAGTCCATGCCGATCCAGAGCGGCTGCGTCTTCACGAGCTCGAACGGCTTGCAGTGCAGCGAATCAGCGTAGTCCGGGTGCACCGGCTTGCCGTCGACGACGAACCCGTATTCGTTGCCGAGGTTCACCTTGATCCAGTCGAACTTCTTGCCCTGCATGCCGCGCTCGTAGTAGCCGGGCGGCAGGTTGTCAATGTTCTCCGCGCGCTCGTTGACGACCCATCGATCGCCGTCGCGCACGACGCCGCCCGGCTGCCGGAAGAACGCATAGCCCTCGGGCTTCGTTTCCTCGGCGAGCGTGTAGTACCAGTGGTCCGAATCCGGCGCGTTGGTATCGCCGAACAGGCCGTACCACGTCGGCCGCACGTCCTTCGGGTATCGGCCGACGCGCAGGTCGAGCATGTCGAGGATCGGCTTCGCGAGCTCCTTCACTTCGTTGAGCCACGCGAACGTCAGCTGCATGCCGCGCAGCTTGCGCTCGTGCTCGGGGCGATCGAGCGCGATGAACACCATTTCCGCCTCGACGGTCGTGCCGTCGTCCAACTCGAACGACAGGTAATGCGTCGGCGGTTCGAGGCCCCCACCTACCCATCGACCGAGATCGCCAAACATGTCGAGCCAGTCTTTCGCAGTCGTCGACAGCAGGTCGGGGTAGGTGTTCCGCACGGCCGCGCCGCGCGTGCGCCGCACGCCGTCGGCATCCGGTTCCTGCTCGCACATGATCCGGAACGCCTTCCAGCAGCTCGCGTTCGTCTTGCCGCTGCCAAGCGGGCCCATGATGAACGATCGCGACGCGCGCGACAGGATGTAGCGTTCGAGCGTCTCGCCCTGCGGCTTGTAGTGGAATTCGATTTCGCTCATTCGCCGCCTTGCCTCTTCCGGCCCGTCAGGTCTTTCACGCGCACCTTCGGGCGCGACAGTTCGATTTTCTCAACATACAGCCCGGACGCTTTACCTCGAGAAATCTCAGCCGAGACAGCCGGCCCGTACTTGCCATCAGCTTCAGCCAAATCGCGCAAGCGCTTCAGGTCGGCCAAGTGCTGCTCGAGCGTCAATTGCGCACGCTCAAGCACCGGCGCACGCATTTCGGTAATTCTTGCCGTAATCTTGACGTTATCTAGAAGTTCCTTCGCCTTTCTGTTCACCGATGCGGAATTCATTCCACTCACGTCGTAAGCGCGGCGGTATGCTTCGCTCGCGTTTCCGGTTTCGATGTACGCTGCGCAAAAGTTCTCTTGCTTCTGAGTGAGATTCACGCCCGCACCACCCGAGCCAAAGGATTCGAACGCAGCATGACCGGCCGACGAGGCGCCTGCTCGCGAGTCTTTCCGGTCTTCTCGCACCATACGGCGAGGATCATTTCGCCTCTAATATGCGATGGCTCGCTGATTTCCTCCGTGTACTGGCGAATAGACGATTCAGTGATCACTCCGTACACCTCTCGCGACACATCTTTCGGCATATATCCGAGTCGGCGGAGTTCGAACAAGATTTCCCGCCAATCGATTCCGGTCTGTTTCATTTCTTCGCCTCCCCGATGCGCCGTATTTCGGCGCGATAGAACGCCTTCATGTCCTGGATTTCGGCTATGGTGAGCTTTAACGGGAGATGCGGCCCCTCAAGGCGTTCTACCGCCTCTAGACCGATCTTTGCCACCAGGCCGGCGCGGTACGCGATCAGATTCCCCGACAGATGCACGTTGCACGGTCCGCACTGCTTGTTCACGTTGAGCGGATCGAACCGGCTGGCCGGGTTCGAGCCGACGGAACGGTAGTGGCCCGCGTCCCATTGCCCTTTCCAGCTGGCAGGCCGGCCGCACGATATGCATGGCAGTCCGGCATCGCGTGCGCGAATCCACCGGTTGAATATCGCCTGCAACTCCCGCAGGTGCGTGCCGCGCGTCTTCGCCTTCTCCAGCGCCTCACGAAGCGATTTGCGCTCGGCGCGTTGAGCTCGAGCTAGCTTCCGCGCCTTCTCCTTCTCAGTCAGGGCGACGGCGCAGGCCGTCGAACAAACCTTCTGAAGCGATCGAGCCGGCGTGAAAACGACGCCGCACTCCCGGCATTTCTTCGGCTTGAGGGTCGCGCGCATCAGCACAATTCGGCCCTCGTCTCGGATGCAGAAAGTTGCGCAGCCATCTGTGCGAACGGATTCGATTGCTTCCGGACTCGCACCGCAACAGGCTTCGGCGCGTCCATGCGCGTGCCGAGTGCCCAGATGGCTTTCGGCCGACGCGTGGTCGGGATCCAGCGGACGATGTGCAACTCGCCCCGATGCCGAGCAATCGTCTTCAGGACGGTGCTTTTGTGTGTTTCCAACACGTCGCACAATTCATAAATCGACAGTCCCCCTGACTGCTGCAGGGCGATGCGCATACGCGGCCACAGGAGATTCTCGCGAGTCTCAATGCCGATATGACCGGCAGGACGATGAAGTTTCCATCGTCCGACAGCGCGGCGGATTGCGTCGGGGCTCACACCTGTCACCGCTGCAATGTCCCGCAGCGAAGATCCAGACTCGTACATGCGAGTGACGAGCGCCTTTTCGTTGGTACGCCAGAAGTGCCGACTCATTCGAACCCCCTTGAACGGGATTGCTTTTGAACGGTATGCGTCGGCCATGCTCCGGAATGGCTCTCGAACCGCACGAACTCTCCGCAGTAAGTCATCGGGACGTCGCCCGTTCTCCCATGCCGGAACTTCGCGACGCGGATCTGAGCAAACCCGCGCCACTGCTCTCCGGCGTCCGGGTTGGCGACTTCTTCCCGGTGGATGAACAACACGGCATCGGCATCCTGCTCGATCGAGCCGGAGTCGCGCAGGTCCGACAGCATCGGCGTGCGATTGGCCCGCTGCTCGACCTGCCGGTTCAACTGCGCCAGGGCGATCACGGCAATGTTCAGTTCCTTCGCGAGCGCCTTCAGGCCGCGCGAGATACCCTCGATTTCCGCGTTGCGGTTCGCGCCTTCGCCCTGCATGAGCTGCAGGTAATCGACGATCAGCACGTCGAGACCCGACTTGCGCTTGACCATCCGAGCCTTGGTCCGAACGTCGAGCAGACGCAGCGCCGGTTGGTCGTCGATGTGCAGGTTCATGTCGCGCATCTTCAGGGTTGCCGCCGTCACGCGATCCCAGAACTCGTTGTCGTCCGGCGCGTTCATCACCCGGTCAAGCGGAACGCGGCCCAGTGAGGCGATGTTCCGGTCGATCAGCTCGCTCTCCGGCATCTCCATCGACAGGAACAGAACCCCGTGATCGACGGCGGCATGGGATGCGATGTTCAGCGCGAGACTCGTTTTCCCCATCCCAGGCCGAGCCGCCAGGATGACCGACCAGCCCGGACGCAGTCCGCCGTTCAGCGCACGGTCCAGATCCTCGTAGCCCGTCGAAATGACGCGCTCACCGCCCGTCGAGCGGCGCTCGAGCAGGTTGATGTGGTCGGCCAGCGCCTGGGCCAGCAACTTCGGTTCGCGCTTGACCGTCGCCTCGCCAAGGGATTCCAGCTTTGCCGCAGCCCGGTCGATCAGCGTTGCAGCATCGTCAGCCGTCGCGCCTACCGATTCCTGCATTTCCGAGGCGACAGCCAGCAAGCCACGCTTCTGCGCCCGATCGCGGACAATCGATGCGTTCCGCGCGATCGATACCGCGCTTGGTGCGTTCTGCGCCAGCGCGTTCAGGTACGAAAGGCCGCCGACATCCTCGGCCTTGCCCTTCGAGCGCAACCGGTCGAACAGGCTCACGATGTCGACGCCGACGCCATTAGCGATCAACCCGACGATCTCGGCGAACAGAGCGCGGTGATCGCCGCGGTAAAAATGCTCGGTTCGCAGATCGCCGATCCGATCGATCGCGTCGTTGTCGTTGAGCAGAATGCCGATCACGGCCTGCTCGGCTTCGATGCTATGCGGCACGGCCTTTGCGAGGTCGTTCGCGCTCATGCAGCCTCCTCGTCATGGAATCGGCCCTCGCGGATCTTGGCGAAGTTCTCGGCCTTGCAGATCCAGTCGAGGCCCGGCGTGAAAGGCCGGCGGTCGCCGGAGGTGGCCCGCCCGGTCAGGAACGCGGACTCGGCGATGTAGCCGAAAAACCGGCGCCACCAGTCGAGGTTTTGCCGCTTCGGGTCCTCGTTCCATCGGCACCGCAGATGGTCGGCACGAGCAGGCGTCCAGTCCCGAATCCTCGGGCTGGCAGGCAGGAGCTCGTGGTACGCAGCGATGATCTGCTGGTGCGGGCAAGGCGGATGGCTCGGCTTCTGTCGCCGATGGGACAGGTCGGCTTCGATCGCCGCCGGGATCGGGTCGTCAGCAGCGCTGGCGACACCCAACCCGTCAGGGTTGGGATAGGTTTTATCCTGCTCCTGCTCCTGCTCCTGCTCCTGCTCCTGCTCCTGATTAGCGCATGTCTTTGCGCTAGGCTTCGAGGAAGCCTTTCCGAAAGACTCAAAGAAAGCCCTCGCGAAACCCTCTCCAAGCCCGCAAATACTGGCTTGTAGCGTTTTGTAAGCTTCTTTTTTCAGGTCACATTCGGGGATCAAATCCCACTCTGCACCCCACGATCGGACCACGTTAGGAGACTCAGGGCGATTGCATTTGATGGCGTTCGGAATCCATACAACCTTGGCTTTCCAATCAGCCTTTACGATCCCCTCTCGGGATGCTTCGGCAAAGGCTTCGTCGAAGGCTTCCAGATCCCAATCCAGCTCTTCCGCCATGGCCGCTCTGCCGCAACGGAACAGGCCGGGAATAGGGCCCGTATGCGGTCCGGTGAGAAGGAATATCCACAGCCCTTGCCCGCACGGAGGAATAGGCGTGAGCCGCCGGAATTTCTCGTCTCCCCACATGCGCACTTCGATCTTGCGGAAGCGATTGCGCGATGGCTTCGTAGTTTCATCGGCCATGTTGACGATCCTCGGTACTTGCTTCGCGCGAGTCGCGCATGCTGCTCACTTCGGCAACGCGATTCTCGTAATCGCGAAGTTTCTGAATTGCCTCTCGCGCCATCCATTGGAACGGGTCGAGCGTTCGGCACGACGCCATCCGATGCAGAAGCTCGAACACTTCGCCGATAGACGGGTCAATGTGGATTTCTGGGGCATTCATGACCGCCCCTCCTTAATGCGCTGCTGCTGGCGCGTCTCCAGATACTTGAACGCCATGCTCTCGAGCGCCGTGAGCTCGTGCGCGTCGACGACCATGGAATCGACCGGAACGACCTGCAGGCCGGCGGCGGCCAGAAGCAGCGCCCACCGGTTCAAGTCGTCCAGCGCGCGGCTGATCGTGCTAGCCGACACGCCCATGCAATCAGCCACATGCGCCTGCGTAACGCGTGCAACCGCGCGCAAGATCTCGGATTCATTCCGTGCACCGAGCTTGCGTGCGTTTTCAATCTCAGAAGCCGAAACTGTTTCCGTACTCATCGTTGTCTGCGGCAATGCCGCCCCTTGATAGGAGGAGCTTCCAGCCATGTCAGAATCACGTACCCCTACGTCAACCCCTTTCATGAAAGGAAGCTCCTATGACCGAATTCGAAAGACTCGAAGCTCAAATTGCAGCACTTCAAGTCGCGATTTCGTTGCTTATTCCGGCCCATCCTCACCGCGCGCAGCTCGCCCAACAACTCCGTGCCGGCGGCGATCTGATGATGTCGAATCTGCTGGCCAGCGAACGATCCGAAGAATTCGTCCGAGCAGTGCAAGAACGGATCGATGCCCTCGTTGTTCTTGCGGCGGGAGGGTCGTAGACGAACTACACGCGATCTCGCGAGCAATCATGTCGAGATATTTTTCGGTCGCTGGATCGAGCGGAGCCAACAATTTGCTGGGCGACGACTCCTCGATTTCAGAGGCCCATCGGCGCAACTTTGTCCGTCGGACAGATTGGCGGTTACGCCAGCGTACGGATGGCCTCTGTCCAGCATCTCCGCGTTTAGTGGGTCTCATGCCCCCTCCTTGGTCTGGGCGCAGATCCGCGAGTGGAGCTCAACCAACTTCTGTCCGGGTTCGAAGCGGAACCCACGCTGAGACCCAGCCTTGTCGCTGAGGACCTGGCTGATAGAAGCCTGTGTAACGCCGATGTGCTCCGCGATCGCTCGCTGAGTCCAATGGGCATCCAGTAGATCGCGGATCAGTGATTTCCAGTTCATGAGGCGATATTAGCATCCTAATGGATCAAGTCAAGAGCAAACTATTTGAGTTTTCTTATATTCTCGCGTCCATGGAAACTTTAGGATCGCGCGTCAAAGCGGCGCGCCTCGACGCCAAGCTCTCTCAGGAAGCGCTCGCGCGTCAGGTCGGCGTGTCGCAGGGCCTGATCGGACAGATCGAATCTGGGAAGAACCAGGGATCGAAGCATTTGGCCGCGTTAGCCCGTGCGCTGGGCGTCTCCGCCGACTGGCTCGAGACAGGAAAGGGGCCGCGCGAACGCGCCGTCGGACAACATAAAATTCCCGAAGACCAAGGGAACGTCCTGGTGTGGGAGCACCCTGACGACCTGCCGCCTGACGAAAACCGCGTCTGGCTGGACAGGTACGACTACAGATTCAGTGCGGGGACCGGTTTGATTCAGTGGGAAGTACGGCAGAAGAAGGCTTTACCGTTCGACATCGGCTTTTTCCGGGCTCTCGGCTCGAAGCCCAAGGATTGCAAGCTCGTGCGCGTGCATGGCGACAGCATGGAACCATATCTGTTCGATCGCGACATGATCATGGTCGATACGGCGAAGACGCATATACGGGACGGCAAGGTGTACGCGATTTACTTCGAAGGCGAACCGCTGGTGAAGCAGATCTTCAAGCAGGCCGGCGGCTCAATCTGCCTTCACTCCATTAACTCGGGAAAGTATCCAGACAAGATCGTGACGCCCGAACTGATGGAATCGGTGACGATCATGGGTGAAGTGATCTATCGTTCGGGATCGGGTTGGGCCGGCGGCAACTGAAGCGATGGAGAGATCATGGGAAAGCAAACAATTCAGGCAACCGGGAAAGACGCCAAGCTGCTATCGCTGTTCGGCAGCCTCGTCATCATCTGTTCGATTTTTCTAATCTTCGCGAACTCGATTCCAGACCATAGCCGCCTTGCGGTCTGGGGGATCGTTCTCGGCATCTGCATCCGCTTGTTCGCCCGCGCCTTAGCGTGGTGGAAGTACCGCTAGACATCCCATCTCCCCTCCGATCAAAGCCCGCCTAGAGCGGGCTTTTTTGCGTCCTGCGTCGCACCGCCCTTCCCACCCTCGGCATCGCGCTCGCAACGCCCTCACGGGCACCGCATTCCCCTCTGTTACAAATTTCTCTAGCGAGAATATTAGTTTCCTATTGACACGGTGCTATTAGGCTCCTAATATTCATCTCAACGCAGCACACAACGCGCTGCGCCACGCAACGGAGGATGAAGTGAACCTGGACTATCTGAGCGAGGAGTTTGTCATGACTGTGTTGCGCGCGGCTATCGAGCGCAATCACAAGATCGGCGGAAAGAATTTGAGCGACATCGTGATGGGCGCGATCCAGATCTGCATCGATGCGGACCGCGCCATCGAGGGTTACGTCAAGTGTTCGGGATGCTCTTGTAGAACTCGGCAAGAGCTGTCACGAGCTCTTTGATGTATTGCGCGTCTGTTGCGCCTGGGTCGCTATATGCACCGCTTTGCGACGGAAGCTTGATTGCCTGTCCAGCAATGAGGGCCTTGAGCGTTTCCTTTGCTTCGAGATAGGCCAAATATTCGCGATTTTCCATATGCACACTCCTTGTGCGTGGTTGAGGGACCAATAAGTTAGCACGGGGAGTTGCATAGACCGGAACGCCACGGAATCAGGCGTGACTTTGCGGGATGGAGAGAATCCCGCGCCCTGTTCTCACCGCCAAGCCTGAGGGTTTGCCAGTGCGAATAGCACGAAGTACCAGCGCCAACGGGCGCGCGCCGAAGGTGGCGAGTTCTTTAACAACCGAAGGTATGCCGGGACCGCACACGCGGAGCAACCGGCCGGCGCGATCTGCGTCGTGAGTCAGGACAGGCGCGGCGCGCTGGGCTGAAGTTTGGCTACCGCTTGCTGCTTGAACGGACCTGACACAAGACAGCCAGCAACACGTGCTCGAAGGCGTTGTATTCGACACAAACCTCGCGCGGCCCGGAGCCGGCACGGCCGGGAGTAGCCGGGCGCGCGAGTGATGATCGACAAAGGGAGATTCAAATGGAGCAAACCGAAATCGAATTCTGGGAGAAAGCATTTCTTGCGCTGCTTCCAGTCGCGATGCAGGCAACGACGTGGTACGTCAATGGCCGTCGCGTAACCGACGGCGACGGGCGCGTTGGCTTGGCTGCGTCATGGGCCGATGCAGCGTTCGATCAGCGTCAAGCGCGACTTTCTCAAGTCATCGACGATTCAAGGACAGATGCCGCGCATTCTCACGAAAAGGCGGAGTAGTCCTGTTACCTGGATGGCCAGTAACCGGCATCCACTGCCCTGATGAGCGGATATGCAGCGATGACGGATGGGCCCCGTCATACCCCTGTTTTTTGAGTCTGAAGACACGGTTGCCTCGCGAAAACGCTGCCTCATGCGAACGCCGCGTATCCGCCCATCAGTGCAGTCAGTACCGCCGGTCATTTCTCCCGGCAAACCTGTTAGGAGTGCATATGCTCAATCCTCACGTGACAGAGCGTGCCGCCGACTTCTGGTCGGATCGGCAGCAACGCGAATATGACGATGCTGCCGAAGCCGAAGAAGCTGCCTTCCTGCGCGCATCGGAAGAAGTCGAGTTCGACGACGTGATCGAAGCGATTTACGACCTGCCGGAGTCCTTCCGCAACAGGGTTTTCACGGCCTACCTCGACAAATCGGACCGCAAGCATTTCGTCTACCTGCTCGAGCTGCTGTTCGACGATGCGTTCGCTGCGGCAGCCGAGGGTATTGCGAAACGCAAGGGGTACTGACATGACGACCGCGATTATCGGTTTCGTGCTCGGGATTTTCGCTGCCGCCCTTCTGCTGATTGCGGCACGCGATGTGTCGCGCAACCGACATGGGAAACACTAACAACCCCGCCCGCTACAGGAGAAACGACCGTGCAACAAATCAATTTCGGCAATATCGACGACGATTGCGTCGGTCCGACCATCGGGGGTGTAGAGGAATTCCGCTCTGCTCGCTGGCTCATTGGCCGGTGCAGCGCGGACGCATTCGACGCTATCGAGATCGGCGGCATGGTGTTCGTCACTGACGACATTGTGAAACCGTGCACCGAGCCGGACGACGTGCCCGCGTTCTACAGCGTGTATCTGCACTACGCCGAAGGTCACGGGCACGGCCTCGATTGCGTTGGAGACTTCGCGACGGCCGAACGCGCCCGCGCCTATGCCGCGCAAATCCACGACGCGTTCGGATGGCCGATCGCGATTGACCGCACGCCCGCCTGACCAACCGCGCCCGCCACTGCGAGCAATCACACCACACCGAGGATAGACCATGAGCGAGATCAAAGACGGTGGCCCGGCGTTTCCGGGCAAAGCGTCGATCAACCGGAGCACGGGAGAGCTCCAGGCGCACCAGTTCGGGAACAACGACTTCGAGACGCTCGGCATGAGCCTGCTCGACTACTTCGCGGGAAAGGCTCTAATCGGATTGCTTGCTGAGCCCATCGTCGAAGGAATTGCACCGAGCTCGATCCATTGCACGCCGAATTTCGACAGCGACGGTGCGCAGCCCGGCGATCGAATCGCCACTGCTGCATACGCGCTTGCCGCCGCCATGCTCCGCGCGCGAGGTGCAGCATGAACGAGATCACCACCATGCCCGAACTCGAAGCCTGCGGATGGTTCGTGCGCACGAAGCGCACCGACGTGGACACGGCCGGCTCGCTCGTTGCCGACTGCTCGGCGGCAAACGAGCGCGGCGCGATGCTCGCAACGCTGTTCTCCGCATCGCCGAACATGGCCGAGATCCTCGAAATCATCGCCGCCGATGCTGATGCCGGAACGATCATGCTTACCTCCGGCGTCCGTCTTGCGATCGACGCTGCGCTGATCAAGGCCGGCCGGAAGAAGGCGCCGGAGCCAGTGCGGCACTTCACGATCAATGGAGGTGCGCTGTGAGTGGTGGCAAATGCACCTTCGACCGCGCATGGTGCGGACCATGCAATCGCCCCGTCGAGAACGGCGATCGATTCTGTGCCGAGCACGCAAGCATGAAGTGTGTCTCGTGCAAGGCGCAGGCGACACATGGCTGCGATCACGCGGGGCAATTCGTCTGCGGCGCTCCGCTATGCGCCGACTGCACTGGATGGTTTGATCTTTCGAAGCCGTCCGGAGCCTGGGGATTCATGAATCACCGCCATGCCAGCAAGCAGTGGCTGAAGCAGCGTGAGCGGGAGGCATGATGCGCGCCCCTCTCAACAGCCTAACGCCTGTATTGCGCGGTTACAACCGATCGGTTGTATCGCGCGACTGGCTTCCGCTCGCGGTGCTCGGCGCGCTGTATCTGATTGCGTGCGGCGTTGCGCCGGCATATGAACTTCTCGCGGGGATTGCGCGATGAACCCGATCACCTATCTGTGCGGCGCGCTCGACCGCCTGTTCGAGCGGAACCCGGTCGCCGGGATGCTCGTTGCGATGGCAATCGCGTTTGCATGCGCGATCGGCATTGCTTCGATCCCCGATTCCAGCCTCGCAGTTCGCGCGGCATGGAGTCAGACGTGAAAACCGATGACGGCCCCGACTGGCTCGCGGCCGACACGTTACAAGCATTTGAGGAACAAGCCATGAATCGCGTCGCAGAACAAGCTGTCATTGACATGGAAACGGATAATCGAAAAGAGCTTCCGATGGCTGTTGCCCAACCCATCGGAACGGCGATCACAACGACGACGCCGGCCGATCTGCTTCGCATCGCGGTCGAGAGCGGCGCCGATCTGGACCGGCTCGAACGCCTCATGTCGCTTCAGGACCGCTGGGAGGCAAAGCAAGCCAAGCAGGCTTACGACATTGCTTTCGCCGCATTCAAGGCCGAGGCGGTCGTGATTGCGAAAGGTAAGGATGTGACGGATGGGCCACTGAAGGGCAGGAAGTACGCGGAACTTCACGACGTCGTGAGTGCCGTCACGCCGGCCCTTTCGAGGCATGGCCTTTCTTCATCGTGGAAGCTCACGCGTGACGAGAAGGACTGGATAGAAGTTACCTGCTATCTGCGCCATGTGAATGGTCACGAGGAAAGCGTGTCGATGGGCGGTCCTCCCGATGTTGGCGGCGCAAAGAACGCGCTTCAGGCCCGAGCCAGCACGAAGACCTATCTTGAGCGATACACGCTGAAGGCTATCACGGGACTCTCAGAGCAGGACGACGACAAAGACGGCAATTCGCCGGCCGGGGTTGATCAACGAGCACTGATCGATCAGTTCCTTGCGCAGGTCCGCAATGCCAAGTCTGAAGTTGAAGTGCGTCAGATTTGGGGGGTTGCTGCTGCCGCACTCCGCGCAGTCAAAGCAACTGAGGGCCACAAGGAAGTCAAGAAGCTGGTGGAAAGCAAGATCGTCGATTTTCAAGCTGCTGCGGAGGCGAAATGATTGTCGTCACCTGCCAGCAAGGCACGCAGGAATGGCTTGATGCCCGATGCGGGGCTATTACCGCCTCATGCTTCGCGGATGCGATTTCCGTTCTCACCCGCAAGTCGGGAGGCAAAGAGGCTGGCGATCCGACTGGCGCGTCGGACAAGTACTGCTACGACCTCGCGATCGAGCGTGTCAGTGGCAAGCCGTACGGCGAGCCGGTCAAGGCATGGACGCTAGAACGTGGTCATGCGTTGGAAGTCGAGGCACGCATCGAATACGAAGCGCAGACAGGCTATCTCGCGTCTGAATCTGGCGTGATCCTCACCGACGATCGCCGATTCGGCTATAGCTCGGACGGTTTGGTGGAGAACGACGGGCTCATCGAGATCAAGTGTCCCGTCGATAGCGTCAAGATCGTCGACATGCTACGCACCGGTGACGTGTCCGAGTACTACCACCAAATCCAAGGCGGTCTATGGATTTCCGGCCGAAAGTGGTGCGACTTCATTCAGTACGTCCCAGCCCTAGAAAACGGCGGGAACCACCTGTTCATCAAGCGAATCGAGCGTGACGAAGCGTTCATTGAGCAGATGGTCGAGAAACTGCTCGCGTTCGACGCACGCGTGGAAGAAGTAGTTGCCCTTCTCAGCAAGAAAGTAGCGTGAGGTAAGCCATGCCGACCTACATCCTCCGAAACAAAGAAATCGCCCAGCGGATGGTGGATTACATCAAGGTTGTAGCTGGTCCTGCGGCGGCAGCTGGAAAGCCGATTGTAGTCGAGGTCGGCGAATACCAAACCAAGCGCAGCAGCGAGCAAAACCGGCTTCTGTGGGCGCTTCTGACCGAGATCGCGGAACAAGTCGAGCTGGATGGCAAAAGGTTCGCCAAGGAAGCTTGGTACGCCCACTACCTTGATCTGTATGCGCCCAAGCAGGAAGGCCCCCGCGGTTTGGTGCCAGTCGGATCCAGTCAGATGACGAAAGAGCAGTTTGCCAATTTTGTGACGCGCATCGAGTGCCACGCAGTTCAGGAACTCGGCGTTGAGTTTGCAGCAATTTAGTGTCGACCCCGGTGGTGTGTTTAGGAGCGGTCAGTACGGCGCTCCGCTCTTTTACCGCCATTGAGGCTTTATCTGTAGAGGAAGCGACCGTGCCTGCACATCGGAAAAATTTTGACGCCGCCATTGAGTTGTATGGATTAGGGGCATCGATTGAAGACGTGGCTGATGCATACGGCGTCAGCCGACAGGCGATGTGGAAAGCGCTGTCCCGTCGCGGCGTTGCCATGCGGCCCCGGATCAGATTCGACGCTGGGAATCACTTCTTCGTGCACGGCGAAGGCTACGGATCGGAAAAGGTGGCCGCCAAAATCGAAGTGATGAAGGCCATCCGCGCGGGGCGCTTGACACGACAACCCTGCGAACGCTGCGGGGAATCGCCCACTGCCAAAGACGGCCGCAGTCTCGTCCATGCACACCACGAAGACTATTCAAAGCCCCTCCATGTGCGGTGGCTTTGCGTTTCGTGCCACTACGCGGAGCATCACTGATGCGCCACTGGGCTTATTACAACGAGGTGGATTCTTATGCTGCTGAATGGCTCCGAAATCTCATCCGAGCTGGACACATCGCCCCAGGAGAGGTCGATGAACGAAGCATCGAAGACGTCCATCCCGAGGACGTCAAAGGCTTCGTTCAATGCCACTGGTTTGCCGGGATCGGAGTATGGTCCCACGCTCTCAGAATGGCTGGATGGGAGGACTCGCGACCTGTTTGGACGGGAAGTTGTCCGTGCCAACCTTTCTCCGCGGCAGGCAAAGGAGCTGGGTTTGATGACGGGCGGCACTTGTGGCCTGCGTGGTACTGGCTCATCGGTCAGCGCCGACCTGTCGCGGTGCTTGGTGAACAGGTTGCAAGCGCTGCCGGGCTCGGCTGGCTCGATCGAGTTTTCGCCGACCTCGAGGACGCGGACTACGCCTGCGGGGCGGTCGATTTCTGCTCTCGCCGCGTCGGATTTCCGCTTCGACGGCCGCGCCTTTACTTTGTGGCCTACCCCGACCGTCAACGACAGCCGCGGCGGCCGCAACCGAACCGCCGTGCGGTCGAACCCGAACAGTGCGCATCACGACGGAGTCACGTTGGTGGATGCGGCGCGGCTGCACTGCCTGACTGGCGAGATGTTGTCGGCGCCGACGGAAATCGTCGGCTGCTTGAACCCGGCACTGAGCCGCTCGTTGATGGGGCTGCCGGCCATGTGGGACGACTGCGCGCCTACGGCAACGCGATCAACGCCGAAGCGGCAACGCAATTCATCCTCGCCGCGCGCGAAATCCTGACCATCTGAGGACACCACCATGAACGACCAACAACAGAGCCGCGCGGATGCGCTGACGGACGAGCGCCGCATCATGGATGAAGCCGCCAATGGGCCGCACTTGAGGCCGGTGGCGTGGGCCGTCTACAACGGATGGTCGCGAATCTGCTTCTACATGACCGAAGAGGATGCGCGCGATCACGCTCAGAAGGCGCAGAAAAATCACGACCTCTCTGGCTCGCTGGCCGCTTTTCGCGTCGTGCCGCTCTACGCCGCTCCGCAGCCCGCGCAGGCAGACGCACCAGCAGAGGCGCGCGAGCCAGCGAAGGTCGATACGAAGGCACGGATGGATTGGGCGGCCGGAATCCTGCGCAAGTTGCCGCCTCTCGATCCCACGTACTCGATCATCAGCATCCTCGACGACCACGATCGTGAAGACCGCGACGAAGTGTTGCATTCGATTCGTGTCTTCGCGGACATGCGCGCCACGCAGGCATTGTTCACGCTCTACGCCGCTCCGCAGCCCGCGCAGGCTGACGCACCGGCAGAGGCGCGCGAGCCGCACTCAGATGATGTCGCCGTCGATTCCTTCGCCGCCGCGATGAAGCACAAACTCGCGCTGGCCCGCGCCAAGGGCCGTGGTGGTTGGGAGGCGTGCAGCCCTGCCGACCTGTCGCGGATGCTGCGCGAGCATGTCGAGAAAGGCGACCCGCGCGACGTGGCGAACTTCTGCATGATGCTGTGGCATCACGGTTCGCCGATCGTCAGCGCCCCCGCAGATTCGGGAGAGGCGCGCCTGACGGACGAGCCGAGCCTCACGAATCCGCTCACGCCGTACGGCATGCTCGTGCGCGCCCTGCGCATCGTCTCGGGCACGACGCTGATGGATATGGCGAAGGCGCTTCTGACGACGCCCGCGAAGCTGTCGGCGATGGAGTTTGGGCGCGCGCCTGTCACGCCGGAATTCGCGTTCGACGTGGCAGCATACTTCGACGCACTCGGCGTGCCTTGCACGGAGTCTGCGCTTCGTGCCGCCGCCCGCGCCCAAGGAGGCGAATCGTGAAGATACCTGGAATCGAAGTCGGAGCCGTCGATCCGTCGTGGCGCATGCGGACACGCCCGTGGCTCGACATGAAGACCTTGAAGCCGGTGTATTCGATCGAGGTGCGAGAGCCAGAAAAGAAGGTCTGGGCCAACATCTACACGAAGGACAAGGGGCTGATGAGGTTCAAGACCGAGCAAGAGGCAAAAGCGTTTTTCGACGGCCTGAAGGAGAAGCATCATGAAAGAGCCGATTCTGTCGCGCGAGGAAGTACTCAAGATCGTCCGCAAGACGCTGAAGGAGAACGGCGACCGGGACAAGTTGTCGTCGGCTAGGTTCGTTGAGCTTGCGGCTGCCATCGAAGCCGCCATTCTGGATAGGGTTTGCGGGGAGCCGGCGGCATGGATGGTTCTTGCCGCCAACACTGGTCTGCCGTGCGAAGTGACGCTCCACAAGAGTGAGACGGAAGCACTGCGGCAAGACTGCGTTATCCCGCTCTACGCCATCAACCGGAGCAAATCATGACCCGCTACTGCTCAGTCTGTCGTTGCAAGCGCTGGTTCACTGATGCTGGTGATTGTGTGGTGTGCATCGGTTTGTTCAACGACGCTTAGGGGGCCGATCATGAAGATCACCGATGACATGCTGACGGAGTGGCGTGACGTGGTTGGCTTCGAAGCTTTTTACGAAGTCTCGGCTTCGGGGCAAATCAGGAATAAACGTAACAATCGCATCGTATCTGGAACCGTTTATAGCAAGGGCTATGTAGTGGTGTGCCTTTCAGTTGGAGGGAATGTAGAGAGACGACTTGCACACAAGATCGTTGCCGAATCATGGATAGGACGTCGCCCTGACGGAATGCAAATAGATCACATTGATGGAAATAGGCGAAACAATTCGAAGTACAACCTTCGGTATGTGACGGCACACCAGAATATTTTGGCTACGGTTGCCCGAGGAAGACAAGCGGCCGGGACCAGAAACGGCCAAGCAAGATTGACGTCTGAGCAAGTCGAGGAAATCCGAGCTACCAGGGCCAAGGGCGGAAGATATTGGGGGGCAAAGCAACTTGCGGATCGTTACGGCGTGACATTGCAGACCATAGTGAAAGCCGCGGCGCACAAAAGTCACCGAGTATCTGCCCTAAAGACCTCCCCCACTAGCGATCAGGGAGAGAAGTCGTGATCAGAAAAATCTTCGAGATCGTCGGGGCGATCTACATCATTTTGGCCGTGCTTGGCTCGATTGACATCATTGACTTCCGCACGTGCATTTCTAACTCCGGGAAATGCCGCGTGAGCGTTGAAAAGGTGACTAAATGATCGACGTGAAGAGGCTGCGGGAATTGGCGCAGGCCGCACTGTGGACCGGCAACTGGTACGACGCCGGATGCAATACGCTGATGTGTACATACCCAGAGAACAGTGGCGACTTGTCTGGCGAAAGCGATGAAATCGCACATCCTTGCCCGCTAGGGTTGGTCGAATACATGGCGGCAGCCCAACCTAAGGCCATCCTCGCACTTTGCGACCGCCTAGAAGCAGCGGAGAAAGATGCGGAGCGGTATCGGGCGCTACGCGAGTTTGGAAAGGACGGCGTCAATATGAAGCCACCGGTCGAACACGTTCACGCGATGCTCTATAGCCATCTGGCGGGGACTATACCGGCTTCGCGCGTCATCACGGGCGATGAGCTCGATCGAGCGATAGACGCCGCACTAGGGGAGAAAAATGCGAATCATTCTGACAAGTAAGGGCGAGCCGATATACGTCGATGATGCCGACTATGAATGGCTCGCTGGCTTTGCGTGGCATCTTGACCCGAAAGGGTATGCGAAGACTGGCATTCGGTGCTCTGATTGCAAATCTGGCCATAGCTCCCTGAAAATGCATCGAATGATCATGGGTCTTGAACGTGGCGATCCAAGAGAGATTGATCATCGCGACGGCAATCCTGCAAACAATCAGCGTCTCAACTTGAGGATCTGTAATAGCGGCCAGAATCAAAAGAATAAAGGTCGAGTGTCTTTCAATTCTTCAGGTTATAAGGGTGTCTCGTGGTATCCAGCGCGCGGGAAATGGCATGCTCGAATCAAGGTGGATGGGAAATGTATCCATCTTGGTCTATTCGAAAGCGCCGAAGATGCTCACAAAGCATATTGCGCAGCAGCAGACAAATATCATGGCGAGTTTGCGAATCACGGCGAAGTCCTCGCGCAACGACAGGGAGAAGGATCGTGAGCAGATACCCATACACCGAAGCATGCGACTTCATCCGTGACCGAGTGACGGACTTCGATGAGCGACTCGGCATCCGAGTTCCGACTATCTCGCGTAGCGAAGCCAGCCAAGCACGGCAAGCGATAGCGCTGGCGCTCGGAATGGACGATGCTGAACTGGCGAAGAAGATCGCCGATTACGCGCGCATGTTGGATGGCCGCACCCCTGCTAGTGAGGGAGAGCAGAAATGACCGAAATCACCGAACTGGCTCAGGAAATCGCCGCGCGCCTGACGCCACACGCACTGTGGGATTTGGCCGAACTGGCGAAGTACCTGCACCGCAGCGAGCAACACACGCGCCAGTGGATCATCACGCAGGAGGGCTTTCCGCGCCCGATCCGCATTCCGTCAGGTAAGAGCGCGACCGAGCGCGCCCGCCCGCTTTGGCGCGCGAAAGACGTGATCGCGTGGGCCGAATCTCACGTCGAAGCCTGATGGAGTTTGTCGGCAAGATCAGCGGCATGTGGCGCGTAGTAGACCGCCTGAAGGATGCGCAGGTCGCGATGGCCGCTGATCTTCGCCAGCTCCATCACATTGAAGATTTTCGACAGGCGGGTGAGCGCCTCTCGGCGCGCGTCGTGGAAATGCAGGTCGCGCAGGGCCGCGGCCGTCTTCGCCTTTCGAAATAGAGCGTCGCGCGACTGCGCGTCGACGCCGAACACGTTCCCATCGAATTCCTTCTTCAGCGGATCGAGCTGCTTGAGCACCGCGAGCGCGCGCGGCGACAGCGGCACATCGCGGGCCACGCCGGTTTTCGTGCGTGGCAAGTGCACATAGCGTTTCTTCAGATCGACCTCATCCCACGTCATTCCCTCGATCTCGCCGGCGCGCATCGCCGTTTCGATCGCGAATACAAGCATCGCGCCGATGCGCGCCGACTTTGTGACCGGCGTCTCGTCCGCACGGTAGCCGAGGCGCTCGAGCAGCAATTCGACCTCTTCATCGGTAATGCGCCGCTTGCGCGGCTCCGGCTCGGTCGGACGGCGCATTCCAGTCAGCGGGCTTTCGGTGATCCACTTCCACTCATCACGCGCGGTCGTGAACACGTGCGACAACAAGTTGATCTCACGCAGTACCGTCGCCGTTCCGACCTTGCCTCGGCCGGACTTTTCGTCGCCATCCAGACGCGCGTCGCGCCACCGCCCCATGTGCTCGGCCGTCACATCGGCGAGCGGCATCGCGGCAAGCTCCGGGAAATCACGGACGAATGCTGCGAAGCGGATCGCCTCCCATCGCGCGGTGCGCTTCGTCGGGCTGACGCGTTTCTCATACTCGCGCAGAGCATCTGCAAGCGTGTGCTTCGTGCCCGGCGTCAGCTTGCCGACGTTGATCTCGTGCTCGATCCGCGTCGCCCATGCGACAGCATCTGCCTTGCTCGCGAACGTCTCGGACATGCTGACGCCCTTGCGGCGTACCTGCGCGCGCCATACGCCACCGCGCTTCGTGTATGTCGCCAT